GGTGAGGATGCCGGCCATGTGTGCGATGGTCATGGCGTTCATGCCGCCGCCTCCTGTTCGAACAATTGTTCGGCCAATACGTCGCCGGGCACGTTCGCGAGCTGACGGCGCAGCATGTCCGGGTCCACCACGCCTTGGTTGAGCAGGTCGGCGACCTTGCATGCGAGCTCCATGTACGTGTCCGTGCCCTCGCAGGCTATCGAGCCGACTACGCGTTTCACCTCTTCGCTGCCCCACGTATACCGTCGGCGAACGTTGGAATCCTTTAGTGTGGCGAATCCGCGTTCCTTGCCCTTGACGAGCCAGTTGCGGTATTTCGCGTTCCAGTCGGCCGAGCGGGCTCCCGAGTCGAGGGCCCTGTCACGGAATTTGTCGGCTTCGATGTCGCAGTCGACGCCGAGCCTGTCGGCGAGCGCCCGGTGTTCCTCAGAGGGTTTCCAGTCGATTGGGATGGGTGTTGGTTTCGCGCGCGGGTCTCTCTCTATAGTCTTTATTGTTTCTATAGATTTAGTAGTATTGTCTGCACGCTGTGTGCACCCCTGATTCATGCCAGATTCATGCCAGCTGCACCCCTGATTCATGCCTGTTTTCTGGAGTGCATTTCGTTCACCCCTGCTTTTCGGCTTGAATTCTTGGGGTGCATTTCGTTCACCCCTGCTTTTCGGCTTGAATTCTTGGGGTGCATTTCGTTCACCCCTCTGCTTTGGCAGGTGCATGTCATACACCTTCGGACGACGGTTTGGCGCGATATCGTCGACGATGTGCTGGTTGCCGTATCTCAGAAAGCCCTTCTCACGCAAGGACCGGAGCTTGTTGTGCACGGTGCGTTCCGACATATGCAGCTGCGATGCGATGGTTTTCGCGCTCTTCGCAAAGCCCTTGCCGTCATCGCCGGTCCAGTCGGCCACCATCATCAGAAGACGAAGCTCATAAGGGTCAAGCCCGTACTCGTGATACAACAGTTTCCGAACATTCTCCATGCTCATGATTCATCCTTAGAAATCAGGTTCCGATTCCGGCTTGCCGAAATCACCGAACGATGCCGATTTGTCCTGTGGCTGACCCCACGGGTCGGACGGCGGAAGCGAGGTGCCGGCAGCGGTGGCCCCGCCCGTATAGCCCGCCGGAGCGGAGGACGGATTGCCATACGCTCCAGCCGTACCACGCTGCGCCTTGGCCACCTGCGCGGTCGCATACCGCAAGCTCGGCCCGATCTCGTCCACCTGCAATTCCATGGAAGAACGCTTCTGATGCTGCTCGTCCTCCCACGAATGCTGCGTCAGCCTTCCCTGGGCAATCACACGCATGCCCTTGGCGAGGGAACGGGCGCAATGCTCGGCCAGATCACCCCACACCGTGCAGCGGAGGAACAACGCGTCCCCATCGACCCACTGATTCGACTGCCGGTCGAACGTACGCGGAGTGGACGCAATCGTGAAACCAGCCACGCTCCGACCGTTCTTCGTCGACCTCAACTCAGGATCCGCGGTCAGATTGCCCACCACCGCGATGATCGTCTCACCAGCCATTAGAACCTACCTTTCACGGCGAGAGTCTTGATGATGCGGATGGTCTCGCCACCATCCCTGGTCTTCACCATGTGCGTCAACTGCGCGGCCGCGCCCTGATGGAAACTGTCACCAGGCATCACCTCCAACACCGGCATGGCGACCTCGGACACGAACCGGCCCACCAGTCCGTTGAAACGCACGCCCAACGATTCGAGGATCACCAGCTCCTTCCACGCCTCGCTCTCCATCGCCCGACGGCACGCGCCGGCCACCGCCCTGTCACCACTCGTCATCTTCTTCGTGTCGACGTCCTTGACCGGAGCGTTCGGACTGAAATGCCAATGCGGCAGAATCTCCCTCATCGGTCACTCCCCTCAGTCGTCGTCCCTGGACGCGAACCGCACCACCAGCCACAACGCGGTGGCGAGATACACGCCCTCGACCAGCAGCGCGCCGGCCATGTTCCCCGAGTCATGCCAGGTGAGCATGAGCGTCACGCTCACGACCAGGCCGATGACCGCAATCGCGAATTTCATGCGGCGCAAGGCGTAGTTCGGACGCCCCGCCTTCCGTGCGGTTTCGAGTCGGTCTTCGATGTGGTAGTCGTTGTCGGTCATCGTGTTCCTCCGATCATGCCGAGCGTGTGAATGATGTCTTTGCTTTCCTCGGCGGTGAATTCCGCCAGCGTTATCTCCTGGATGCCGTCGATAAGTCTGGCGGATCCGTCCACGTCCACCCGGACGTAGAAGCCACTCGACGCGAGCAGCACGTTATGCGGGTCATGGCGTCCCGACTTCGGCGGCGCCGGCGGATTCAGCCTCACGGCCTGTCTGATGCCCATGTCACAGCTCCTTGTTGATCGTGTCGACGATGAGGTCCACGATTCCGGTGACGTCAAGGTCGACGTAGCCGACGATGTGGCCGAGCGCCCGCATGGCCTCCACATCCCCGTCCTTGAATGGGTGGACCAGTTCGCCCTGGGTCTCGAACTCGTCGAACACTGCCTGCACGCAGGCCTTGCGAATCGTTTTCATGCCGACTCCTTTCCCTCGTATTCACATGTGCTCTGGTAGAGGTGTTCCTTGAAGTAGGCGATCATCGGCTCCTTCGGATACATGACGGTCCGTCCGACCTTCACGAACTTCGGGCCGATTCCCGCACCACGCCAGTACGCCAAGGTGCCCTCCTTGATGCCGCAACGGTCCGCGATGTCCTTCGTCGTGTTCATCGGTTTCAGGACCTCAGCGAGCGCAGCGAACGTCGTATCGTCTTCCATCACGCGCCTCCTTTGCGTGTGTGATGCCGGGCGGCGTTAGGAGAACCGCCCAGCCCCCTCCTAAAATCGGTGTCATCCCGCATATGCGACGTGCGGGCCGAACAGTTAGGAGAAGCATCAATGAACCCAGCCGAGTACATGCTGCAGTTCTTCAAGATCGAGGAAAGGGATGATGAATTCGACGATGGGATATCCACATCGTTCAGCAGGATGCATGACGCCGAAACGTGCCTAGACAATCTGATCAAGATGAATGTCAGACGGTTGGGCACAACGAAAAGCGTCATGCCGCAGATATGGCAGAAACTGTGGGAGTCATACACAAATCCTTCGGGAAACGGATACTGGGTCGGTTTCTCGACTTCCCAGCAACGGGATGTCCCTCTGGATGCGGCCGAGGCGCAGGCATTGGAGATCATCGCCGACAAATCGCCATCGCTACCGATCTCCATCGCCGAAGAGGAACGCAAGACAATCTCCGAGTTCCTGGACGAGGCGTTGAAGGCGGTCCGAGAGGACGACAGTCTGCCGACATCGCTGCGAGTGTACGTACTGGACCTCATCTCCGAAGCGAGACGCAACCTCGACGAATACGCGGCCGGGAAAGAGTTCGACCTGAAGGTCTCCCTGCAGGCCCTGTTCGGAGTGCTGTACATGGCGGAATCGCAAACCGGGAAGCCCACTGTATGGGAGAACCTGAAGAGCAAGATAGCGAAACCGTTCATTTCAGCGCTTCTTTCCGAGGGTGCCCGTCAGCTTGTCGCGTCCGGGGCATCTTTCCTTCAGCTTCCCGGGTGACTTCCGACGGCTTGCAGAACACCAAGCAGCCCTCGTAGAGCCGCTTGCGTGCGAGAAACCTGTTGGATGCCTGCGAGGCGACCATCAGCATCGCGAATCCGAAAAGGATCTCCCAACGTTCCATCCGGCGGAGGCCGGCAATCAGGCAGACCGCTCCGACACCCATGTAGATCAGCGCGAACAGCGCCTCGAACGGATTCGGCTTGTCGACGCGGCACGGCACAAGAGAGTTATCGATCGGCATCACGCACCCGCTTCCTGTGTTGGTTTCGCGAGGAACAGTTTGGCGAAATACGTCTGCCCCTTGCCGGTCATCTTCGGCGTCTTGTTGATCGTGGTGTGCCCGTCCGAGTGGCTGATGGTCGTCTCCTTGACCTCGAACAGGTGAAGGTCCATCGCCTTCTGTGTGGGCATGTTCCAACTGGAGCCCTTGGCCTTGATGAGCCATCCATGCTCGCGGAGCCAGGCGAACAGGCGCCGTGGGCCGATGTCGATGCCGTTGCTTTTCAGGATCTTCGCGAAATCGCCCACAAGGATGGACGTCCTCGCGGTTTCGACCGCGTTGGCGAACAGGACCTTGCCTTCCTGGGCTTTGAGCTGTTTGGCTTGTTCGTCGACCTTGGATTGCAGCCATCGCATGCTGGCCAACGCCATCTGTTCCGGTGTCATCCGTTCCTGGCCGGCCATATAGCCGCCGTGCTTGCGGATGGACGGCAGCACCTCATGCGTCACCCAACGCTGGAACTCCTTCGCCTCCGGCTTCCGCGAGCGCATGACCAGACGATATAGGCCAGGCTCGCTAATGATGAGGGGCCTTCTTCCAGGCTCTGACCAAACATAAGAATTACTTAGGTTTGTCTTTTCATCATCATCGAGGGACTGCAATGCAACCGCCGGATTGGTGAGTTCGAGGATGTCGCATACGTCCTTGGCAATAAACCAAGGCTCCCCCGCCTTATCGGTCAGGGTACGCAATGGGGCGCCCTTGAAATCGAACTTCTGGATTTCATTGTTCATTGGATTCTCCCTAGAATCGAGTTTGTGAATAGTTTTCTCGAGGATCCGGCAGGCTGGGCTTCGACCATCATCGCCGGGGCGTCTTTGGCGTGGAACGTTCTGCAGCAGTTTCAAATCCACTCCATTCGCCGTAGGGACGATTTGTCCCAAACCGATCTGGAGCCTTTTCTTGATTCCACGTCGAACAGCATCGTGTATTTCCGGCTTGTTGGACCTCTGACGATGTATGACGTCCGAATCCCACCTCAGGCAACGTTCGGAACAAGCCCCTATACGCCGCTGTTGGCCAAGCGGTTGAGACCGAATCAGATCTGCCATACCGGCTTCACCGGCGAGAATGCGGTGCTGCTACTTCCCGATGATTTCGAGATTGAGTGGCGGTCGTCCCACATGTCGCGCAGTCATAAGATTCGTGTATCTCTGACCGAGATAAAGAAGGAGGCGTGGAACCGCAGCTCGAAGAGTGTTCAGCAGATTCGCGAGAGGGCTTCGAGGCCGTAACCAACGGTTCTGCATCAGTCGCGTTCTCGTGGCGATGAGTCAACGAATCGAATATGCCACGCAAGGTCGTACACAAACCGGAATGACGCTCCATGCGGGCGAGATGCCATCCCGCATCAACACCAGCGAGATAAAACCACGCATCACCGAAGCTGCATGGGCCGTAACTTGATCCGTCGGCGACCACATCGAAATAGTCGCCCTGCTTCACGTCGTCAATCCAATATTCGGATGGAAGCACATCAAGGCATGGCCCTCCGTCCGCTTCAATGGCTCGACATTTCCAAATGAGACGCTTGAAATCGCCAACGCTTCCCGGCTCTTTCGGAAGGCTCTTGTTCATCCCCGTGCAACCATTGCCGAAGTCGACCCGTTCAAGCGGTTCACCTGGAATCCACTCGCGGACATCGGATCTCTTCATCTTCCTCATTTCGGATTCTCCTTTCGATTCACTCTTCGGCGAGCGCCGCTTGCTTTTTCGAAGCACTCTCATTTGAGGCCCTTCCTGCCGAGTGGGAGAATGAGCAGACCCACGCAAAGAAGGGAGGTGAGAATATGAGCAATGGATCCGATTTCGCGAAGGCGAGCGCCGTGTTTGGGAAGGCCGCCGAAACGTCCGATCCCGACGAGAGGATGAGAGCCCTGTGCCAAGGTCTTTCCCTCCTCGCCAAGGGATTCGATTCGATGGATGCCTCCATGGCATCCGCCGCCTACTGTCTCGACGTGCTCTCGGATAAGTTCTGAACGGAGTTCCTGTATCTCCGTGCTTAGTCGGTCCGCGGCCTGATTGATGTGCTCGAGAATCGAGCCCATGACTTCGGTCGTCATGTCGCGGGCCGACAACTGCCGTCTGACCTCGATGCCGATGCCTCGCAGGTCAAGGCTGGACAGGTGGCTCCTCTTGTCGCCGCCCACTGTTCCGATAACCGTTCGAACTGGTTCCTCGCGGACGGCTTTCCTTATCGCGCCCAGCATCGCCGGGTGCAGGCGTTCGAACTCCTCGACGGAGATTGGGTTCGTGGATTCGTCCGGCGTCTCGGCCGGAATGTTGATGCTCATCTCGGATTCTCCTTTTGATTCATGCGTCGGCGAGCGCCGGTTGCTTATGGTTTGATTTGGTTGATGTCGTCGATTGCGGTTCTTTTTCTTCTGAATTTGCTGCAATGAAGATGTCGAGACCGTCTTGCCATTTCAATGCCGGAGCAATCTTGTCGAGAACGCGAATCGGCCATTCCCGTTGATTGCGCATGTA